AATATGCTTTGCCTGCTTGAGTATCTGTATTAATGTTAACTGCATTTAATAAAAATATATCAGTTATAGCGTTATCTTGATCACCAACATCTGTTGGCACACCTTCTTTCATAGCTTCAAATACTTTTTTAAAAGGAAAAGCTATAGTGTCTAGTAATCTTGATGCGTCGTCGTATTCTTCTTTACGTGATTCTGCGTCTATATACACGCCGTCTAACATTAAAGGATAAATTGGATACGCTACAAAATCAGTAGCATTTGAGTACGTGCTAAAGATGTCATGAAAAAGATTGGTATCTTTAACGGCCGGGTGGTACAACTTTATTTTAGACAATCCAAGATGTAAATAAGTATATATTAATACCTTGGTATTATATCCAGCAGGTCTAATACCTACTTTATTAGTAGTACTAGTAACTGTGTTGCTACTGTTTCTAACAGTTTCTACGTATGAAAAAGTAGTGTCATCTATTATTGCAGCAGCAGTATACGCTTTAGTAAGCGTTGCACCGTATTCTGTGTAAGTAAAAGAATGTACTGAAGTATCGTAAGTGCCAATAGGACTTTGTAACGAATCAAGAAGCTGTATAGCTGAAGGAGTGTTGTACTCGGTATTAGTTATTGCAGGAATGCCTTCAGGAAAAGCTAAACTTATAAAATAGCTTTCATCTCTTAATGGACTAGATTGAGTAACTGTAGGAAGTTTGTGCACATAAGATTGCTTGGCTGCATTTAAATAAGATTTAGCAGAAGTATACTTATTATTAATTACTGCACGTCTAACAGCTTCACAAGGAGTTAATCCTCTCATTGAAGCTGTCATTACTGCTCCACGTATAGTGGGAATTGTTTCTACTATTTCCCCAAATATAGGGGAAGTGTATGCAAACGCATCTCGATGCCACCCCATTTAATACTCCACTATGGTGTAAGGTTTGCGTAGTCTAAACCTGCTGCTTTGACAGCATTTTTTAATACGTAACCAATATTTGCATTCGCAATAGGGAGGGTGTAAGCAGTGCTAGTTGGATCAGATCCTTTAGCAATCTGCCAAATTTCACTAACTAACTTAGCTGCCTTCTGCTCTGCATCTCGTGCAAATCCATCTTTTTGAGCAGTGTAAAGCTCTTGCTGTTTAGTTACTAATATTGTTTGTTCAGCTTCAGTTAATGCTTTTTTCTCAAGCATAGTTTTTTCAGCAGTTAATTTAAGAGCTTGCTGAGCTTTTATTAGTAAATCTTGAGTAGAGTTTAAATCTGTTCTAACAGTAGCCGCAGTTTGTTCAAGCGTCTGTTCTGCAGATAGTGCTACTGCACTTGTAATTTGCTCACGCTGCTTAGTAGACGTGTCTAAACTATCTTGCAACTGAGTATTAGCTCTACTAGTACCATCAACAGCTTCAGCCATTTGTACATGTAACAAGTCAATTTGACTGTCTATTTGTACTCGTTGTTTAAGACTAGTAGTTAAAGTATCCGTTAGTTGAGTATTAGCACGAGCAGTGCCATCTAATTGCTCTTGTATTTGGGTATCTAATAAAACTACACGTGAGTTTATCTCTTCACGTTGTTTTGCATTAGTAATTAAAGTATCGTTTAATTGAGTGAGAGCAAGCTCCGCTTGCTGCTCACCTAATACAAAAGACACTGATTGTTGCATTGCAGATTGCACAGCACCAAGATAAACAGTTGCATACTCAGCACCTTTTATACGACCTTTAGTATATTGATCGTCTAAGTGAGCAGTCACTGCTGCCATTAATTTATCAAATACACCTGTACCTGCTAAACTTCCTGCAGTAATTTCTGTTATATCAATAGTGGGCATAATATTACCTTAAAATTTAATAGTAGATGTATACGTAGCATCTACAGAAACTGCATTTACATTAATGACATGAGCTACATTAGTAGAAGTTAAAACTTCATATCGCCATATGCCTTTTTTGTTTAAAACATCTGAGAAAGATATTGCACCCGCTTCTGATATAGTAGGAACAGTATCAGTTGTTAAAGAGATACTGCCAAATATACCATCAGGATCTACTGATCTTACGCTTATAGCATCTGCTGCTACCTCACCTGTTTTTAGTTGAGGACGTGTAATTGTAAAAGAAACAGTAGAATCCACGGTATACATATATTTTTCCTATTATTCGTCGCTAATCAATGCTTGTTGACGAGTTAAATTACGTAGTTCTTCTGGTGTTAAAGCAGGTAATACTTCAATACTAAACTCTGGTACTAATTTACTTTTACGAGTTTTAGCACCACTAGGACTAGTAGATGTGTGAAATACAGAGCATTTACGTTCTTTAATCATGTTATAAATAATGTTTGGTACATGCCAGCCATCTGGTGCATCAAACGGTACAAACTTTTTAAATGTACCCAACTTAGCTGAACCTACAGAAAAGATTTCTCCTTCCCAGTTCTTTTTGTTTGGATTCATGCATGTAATTCGGATACGTATAAGAGCAGCTGCTTCTTTACGTTTTTCAACAATTATCTGCGACATAGTTAAGTTAGTAGACCTTACTGGCTCTACTGTTTCTTCGACTGGGGATAGTTTTGCATCCACTAGCTTACGTAATTTAGCTACTCCAGTATTATGCCGGTACTCAATGCCTAACTGATCTGCTCTTGCACGAAGAGATTCAATTTCAGTTGGGATTTCATTTTCGTCTTGTTCAATTTCTAGGTGTTGACTTGTTTCGTTCATTTTACATCTACCTTTTAGAAGAGGGTGATACCTCTGTATACAAAAAAACCTCCCCGTTAAGGGAGGTTATATTATACCGCTACTTTATACTTCAGCAACAGTCTTAAGTAATGCTAAGCGCTCTGCTCGCAAAATCATAGTACCGTAGTACCACTTGATGCTGTAGAAGCCAGTCTCACCGTATGGATCAGAAGAACTGTGGTTCTCACTGGGACGTACGTGCTTGATCTTAAACTTAACAGTCTTACCATCAGTTTGGAAACCAACAGTAGTAAACGCTCCGTCACCAACAACTAGCATTGGAAATACGTCATACTGAGCGGTAGTTGAATGATAACCAGCATCAGCACCAGTTACAGCAGCGCCAACTCCAGCAAACTTCATCATCTCAGGAACTTCAACGATTCGGAAAGCATCTACTGCACCGATTTCACCACGAATTACAGTGCCAGCCTGTGCGTACTGTGCAACAGGAATAAAAGCCTTGTTACTGTGGTAATCAGTCATTTTCATGAGTGCAGGAACTAGTTCAGATCCAACGTACATAACACGAGCAGCGTTAACTACCTTAGTGTCTACCATGCGCGAACCAGAGATAACTTTGGTTTGCTTAGGCGTACGGTTGTTGTTTAGCTCAATGCTTAGCTTAACTAGATCATCATAATCTACTTTAGTAATGCCACCGGTTTCGCCAGACAATGTTGCATTACTAGTTGCAACACCTGCGTAACGAACTACACCAGCACCGTTTAACAAATCAATCTGAAGTTGATCTTCAGTGATTTCGTTAGCAGCTTTAACAGACTCAGTAGTTAGATGTTGCATTAGCTCTGAATCAGTATCAAAGTCCATAGACTCTTGAGAGTACTCATCGAAGAAACCAAACTTCTCAATAGTACCTTCTAGTTCTAGACGCTTCATACCAACGCGGTTAACACGGCCACCAGCTTCAGTTAAAGCAGGGATTTTAGCAGTGATAGTACCAACGTCTTTAGACGAACCATACAAGTTACCGTTTGCGTACGCAGAACCCGCAGCATCAAGACCCTGTGTGGTGACGTTACGATCGTCTAGGATAGGCATGTAATGGAAACGTTTAATGGTTTTACCCATGTTTTTAGGCATTGCAGTAACGTCAGCTAACTGGCCAAAGTATTGCTCTTTTGCAGCTTCTACGAGAGCCTTTTTCGCGTAGTAATCTGTCCTAATCTGAACACCAACGTCAGAATTTGTCCCACCTTTGGGATCGTTATATGTCAAACTCATAATCATACACCTTATAATAAATAGTGATTAAACAAACTTACTAGCAGACATCTTTTCAAATTCTTCATCACTCATATTGAGCACGTCAAATTGAGGAGCTGTTTTACTAGTCTTACTTTTCGTAGAACCTGCAGCTTTTCGCTTATTAGCCAGCTTTAGGTCTACGGGATTGTTTGTCTTATTAACACTATTTGATTTAGATGTACTAACTGGTTGGGTTGGGGTAGCCTGTACAGGGTCACCAAAACCTCCATTAGAATTGATCGCATCGCCTACTTGTTTATAAGCCTCAATATCAGAAAGACCACTTAGTCTTCCTAAAATTCGCTCCCGTTCTACTACTTCACTTACTTTTTTGTATATCCCAGATCCAACATGTTCGTTGATGACCTTAATTATATTAGGGTCTTTGGCGATCATATCTTTGGACGCTTCGTCCCACTTATTACCAATGATATCAATAGTAGTGTTAAAAGAACTTGTGTCTCGAATGTCATCGAGTATTCCGTCTAGTGCTACTTCGTTATCAGAGACATTGTAAGCATTGGGTTTATACGCAATATTTTCAGTGTCAATATCTAATGGATCAAGTCCACTATCCTTCACTAACTTCTTGACTGCTTCAGGATCTTTTTTACTGAGATCAATCAAGTAGCTAAGTTTCTCTTCGTCTAGCAAGCCATGGTTGTCTAACATTTTAACCATTTTAAGATTAGGCTTTAAAGCAGCCATTTTCTTGTTATAGTTAGCACCCATTTGCATCAATGACCTGGCATCTTCTACCGTGTCTACTTTGATGTCCTTACCATTAGCCTTAAAAGGGCTAAGTAACTCTTCATACTGAACTTTATAGTCTATTTCTTCTTTAGAGTCAATATCAGCTTCCGTACTGTCTCCAGAATCACCGTCTGAGAGGTTTTCAGTATCGCTAGTATCGTCTGTAACAATTTCTTCAGATTCAGCTTCAGGGACTGTACCAGCCCCTTCAGCTGCCTCATCTGTACTGTCATCATCAGATGTATGTTCTTCATCATTGTCTTCATTTTTTTCCTCAGCTTCTTCAGTTTCTTCTAAGGTATCTTCTTCTACCTCATTTTCGACTTCGTCTTCTGGAGGTGAAGTAGCAACTTCTTCTTCCAATTCTAACCGAGCCATCTCTGCTGCAATAGCATCATTAACTTCGTCATCAGGTAAATTTAAAGGATTAACAGCAGCTGATTCTGACATGTTACAGCTCCTCTGCTAAAAGTTCTTGACGAGTGTCTTCGTCTTCTTTAATACCTTGTTCTGCCATTCGACCTATTTGCATAACAGTATTAAGATATTGTCGAAAATGACCAACAGCTGTAATTCCATCATCAATAGTTTTTTGTAAAGTATCACTTTGCATAGCAGGATCAGCACGTAGAATAACTAAACGACTTGCTTCATCTACAAAATATCCAGTATCTATTAACCCTTGAAAATCTTTATTATTTATAAGGCGTAATAGACTTTCCATTTTAACTACATCTTTACGTGCAGAATCAATACTAACTTCAATTTGCTCAATTTCATTCATTTCAATTTACCTTTGTGTCCCCCAGCTTTACCTGTAGGTTATCTTGGTTAAGTTTAAATACTAGGAGCTGTTGCTCCGTCACTTTTTAACATCCCGTCTGCAGCTTTTAAATCTAACTGCGCACGTCTGTCAAAATCTTTTTTCTCTAACTCTTTATCTACATCAACTCCAGATTCACGTTCTAAGAACGCTAAATCTTCAGTGTCTGATTTACTTTCTAAGTTACGAGTTTTAGCCATCTTAAGTTGAACGTCTACTTGATTCTCTTGAGCTTTAGCATTCTCGTTAGCAACTTGTGCCCTTAGCAGCTCAACTTCTAATGACGCTCTTTCTTGTTCAACTGGATTAGGTTGTGGTTGGTATTCTTTAATTCGTTTAGCTAATGCCGGCATCTTACGCAACATAGCAATTTCTTCTAATAGCATCTGACCCATAGATGGATCCATAGAGTTACCCATAGTTTGTAGCATAAATGCTAGCTCCTGGGCTTTCTCATTATCTGTTTCAGCGGTGCTAATAGTTAGTCTAAGATCAAAGTTACCTGCTAAATCATCTCTACGTACTTGAACAAACTCGTCGTTTGTAATGCGTATAGTTTCTTCTTCTGATAAAAATTCTGCATTCATTGCTAAAATCTTACGGCCAGCTTCACTAATACAAGTAGCCAACCTACGTAAGATACCTAACTCACGCTTACTTGTAGCGTCTAATGTTCCGCGAATACCGGTAGCTGTATTGCCAAGTGCTTGACCACTTAACCCAGAAGAAAACGCTTTAACACCTGTTAGCGATTCTGCTTCTTGATTTTGCAGTCCTATCATTGTTTCAGCTGATCTAGGAATTTCTGGGTATGCGCCCATATGAAATGCCTGACGTGGGTCTACTTGGGCGTTAAACTCGTAGTCTAAACCTCGCTCATACTTACGACGGTTAGTTACATCAAGAGCATCTTTACGTATTCCTAATTGTCCATTAGCTGAGCGGCCCATAATATCAATCATGCCACGAGTTACAGCACCTACAATTTTTTGATTGTCTTCTAGTAATGCACCATCTGGTTCACCATAACTAGAGTTACGCTTAGGTAACATCTGAGCCATAACAAACGGAATCTTTTGGTCTGGGAATGGGTTAGATTCCATTCTAATTATTGTGTCACCTACATAAGTAGCAACAATAGGCTCTACTATGCCTGTTTTATTAATATCCCAATAACCCCAATACTCATACGCAACAAACTTTTGACGAGGTTTATCTTTAAAATTAAATACAGCTTCTTCCATAGTAGAGTGGTGATCTGGCTCAGATAATACTGAGTTACCAGAAACATTAATTTTATCTAGATTAGTATATCTACCATCTTTTTTAAGATCAGAAAGATCTGTTTCAAAACTGTAAATTAAAAACTGTGCTTTTTCTAAATCACCCTTACAAGTAGGATCTACTAACACGTTATCTATATTACATACTTCAAGAGTAGGACAATTTTTAATGATTTGAGTTTCCTCAACCATTTCTGTTCCTATTTGTATTTGTTCTACTGGTGGCATTCCTTGAGCAGCCATTTGAGCTGCCATCATTGGATCCTGTATTTGAATCTCTTGCATGATAGGTTGTTCTACTTCTACAATCTTGTCTTCGTATTCCCAACCAACTCTAACAATAACTGTACCTTCGTCAACAGCAGCTCTTATAAATTCATCAATAAAACGATTCTTTTTAATTTTAGTATTAAACTGATTGTTTAAAACTAATTCATTTTGTATAGCACTTGCTTTGTCTTCAAAAGTAATGGGCTCTACATTAAATACATCGTCTGTAGATAAGAATGGTTCGCTAAGCGCAGCATAGCGCCATTCAGCTTGTTTGCGAATTAACTTAGGCGCTACGGCGCTACGCCCCGTGCGCTTTGCAATTTTAGCACTGCCTTCTATATTAAGGTTATCTGTCCATGTTCTAACTTTAGCTAACTGTAATTGATGAGCAGGCAAAGCTTCAGTGTAGTCAGCTTTAAGATCAGCTACTTTAGGCGCATTTTCCCAATCAGCTAATTCAACAGTACTTTCACTGTATAGATTTTTATCAGATGTTTCATCTGAATATATCACTTGATCATCAAACTTTTCGGACATGTCGTCTATACCTTAAATAATTGCCTGTATCGTATCACATACTAGATACATAATATAATCTTGAGCCTATTTCAACTTAATACCGTTAAGCTTTCCTGAGACTAATTTAGTAAGTAACCCACGCATGCCAAACTTGACAACATATACACCTATAACCAAATACTGATACCAGTCTGGCATAGCTGCAAAAGACTCAAATGCTGCTGTAACTTCTTCTTGATAACCTACAAATGAAGCTGCTATAGGAATTAACAATAGCCCAATCATAATTTCGTCTAATAGTGATTTATCCATTTGCTTCATGGCTACAAGATCTAAATTAAAATCTTGAGTCTGTCCACTATCTGCTAACTTATGAGCAGCTTTAGCATTAGCAACTTTTACATCTGCTTCTGCTTCAATACCTATAATAGCTGCAGCAGACTTAGCCTTAGCAACATTATTCCTACCTTCAAGATATGTTTTACCAAGACTTGCAATAGGATTTAAAAAACTTAAGAAACTCATAACTAGTCCTTAATTTCAAAATGAGGCATATCTTGCCATGAATTCCACAAGCCACCCCATTTAAGCTCATACCCTAGTTGAGCAGATGCTTGCAACATAGCTGTAGCAATGTGAGTAAGATGCAAATGATCCCAACTAGCTTTGCCATCTACGTAAGCATATACATCTATTGCTTTACCTGTCTGATGGTACGATTTATTAGTTCTTCCATCGCACTTAGATTTGCCAGCAGTAAATAATGCTGCTTGATCTTCAGTAGTTCGTAATCCTCCAGAAGAAGGAATACCAAAATCAATGTTAGATAACTTAATAGCAACCTCTACAATATCCATAAGTCTGCTATCAATACCAGCCATATTTATTACACTGTTTTTACCTAGTTGAAACATTGTTATCCTCTCATTATAAATACTGCAATGCTTGTAGCAGCTGAAACTAAAGCTGCTATTAATATTCTAACAAACCATTCATTAGCTCCAGTAGACTTATCTACTACAGCTAGCTTTACAGCATGTTTATCTATAGCTTCGCTATGCTTATTTAAACGATTATCCTGTGTGTTGTTATGATTAAGTATTCCATCAATTTTAGTATCAATTTCAACAAGCTTAACCATAGCATCCGCTAGTTTATCAATTTTGGCTTCTAGCCTGTCAAATCTAGCATCAACTTCCATGCGAATCACCTGTGGTATTTTGACTAATTCTATCACTGTTCAACTCCGTAATACCGACTTTGTGCCGTATATATTCACCGTGTTCATTGTGAAGAACTACGCACGTCATAGATCTATCAGACCCATATCCAGAATCAGCATGCCAGTTGTCTACTGGACTTAATACATTCCAGCTTTCAACTACCATACCACCAATTTCTTTAGCCGTCTTGTGGTGTATGTGACCCATCCAACAAAAGCGATGATCAGTTTCACCCCATTGTTTAGACATAGTACGAGTAACGTGCTCATACACTTTTTGAGGTGTCATTCTATCACCGTGATGTGTAACTATTAAATTTGATCCAAACTTATACGATACAAACTTAGACACATTGTCTAACACCTCTACACGAGAATCTTCTTCGTACAAAACTTTCATCATAATATTTAAAGACAACGCAGCATCTCTATCATGATTACCACGAGCATTTAAAATTACTACTTTTTCATGCTTCTTTAGCATCATAGTAACAACTAATCTTATTAGAGCTCCTGCTGATTCATACGCTCTACTAAAATGCCCATCAACATCTAATATATGACCACTTTGTGTGGTGTTAGTAGCGTCATTTGCGTGTAAAAAATCACCCAAATTTACTAGTAATCCAGTCTGGGAATCTACTCCCCTAGTTATCAGCTTATCAAAAGCTTCTACTAACAAAGCCTCTGCTTTGTCAATGTTGTAATCTTCTCCGCCTGTAATTGCGGCATGTGCCAACATTCCTAGATGATGGTCTCCTATAACATAACATGACATTAAGTCAGTATTAGTATTAATAGGTTTAGTAATAACAGTATGTTTACCTGTTAAATCTTCTGCTAAACCTTGAGCAAATGCTTTTATAGCTTCGAGCTCTGCTCCTTTTTTTAAATCTGTTTTGACCCATTGACGTGATAAGTTTCCTTTATCATCGTAGTAACTACTAACACCTTTAACAATATGTGTGTCAGGTGCTGTGTGCGTCATGTCGTGCTTAGGCGAATAACCTTGCTTAGCGGCTTTTGCTTGTACTCTGCGTAGACATGAATACACAGTGCCTTCTGATAATTTTAAATTCTTTGCTGCTTGTGCTTTAGTCTTGGTTAATATAAGTGCTTCTAGTATTTCTAACTGTCTGGGCGATGCCCATTCCTTCAGTGAACTATAATCCATATTTTTCAACTTATAATTAATGTATATATATTATACACATAAGTATGCCCTAATTAATAGTTAGCTCAATTAAGCACGTTTACATAGTTTCTTTTATATAAATTATTACACCAATAAATATTGCTAAAATAATTACGCTTAATGTTATTACTATAAAACCTATTTCTACATTCTTCTGTATTTCCTTATCTCTTACTTTTTGTTTAACTGCTAAAGCTTTCTGTTTCTTAAAAAATTCATCCCTAAACTGACAATATTTATAATACCCAAGAAGTCCTTGTTTATTTAGCATCCATTCTAATTCTTTTTCCTGGCGTTCTATTGCTTGTTTTGCCTGGTAAGCTGCTAATACATCACCTGTACCAAGAGCAGCTTTTTGTTTTATAGACTGACTAGCACCAAAGTATTTAGTAAGAGCTGCTCCAGCATCGGCAATTTCCTTACCATTAGAAATAGTAGTTTTAATAACTTTAAAAGCAGCGTTGGCTATCATTAACTCTGCTAACATATCCACAACCTCTTTGTGTATTCTTGGGGAACACCGTAAGGCTCCCTAGAAGGTTGCACTACAAGATATTCAACATTTACTTTATGTGTACTTGGTTCAACTAGTAGTCTTTGTCCTTCAGGTGCAAGAGCGGGAGACGCATGCACTGGGTACAACTCTAAAGGACTAGACCACATTACTTACACTCTTAATACCCGCGAGGCTTATTCTTTGGTTTTGCAGCAGATTTTTTCATTTTAGAATTTGCCATTAATTTACCATTATCCATGTAATGGAACCCAGGAGGTGCTACTTTTTTCTTTCCAGTAGTTTTCATTTTTTACCTTTATCTCCTTGCCATCCACTTCTCATATCACTATAAGCTTTTGGCGTTATACTTGAATTTTTTGCACTATTCATTTTTACATTAGGATTCTTTTTAGCCTTCTTTTGTTTTTTTCGAATATTTTCAACTAAAGACACGATCACCTCCTACCATTTAATTTTATTACTCCAATAAGCTGCACTACTTTTACCTTTAGCAATGTTCTTACCATGTCGTGCTTTAAAACTAGCACGTTTCTTAATCATCTTTTCAGACTCACCAGCTTTTGGTTTACCTGCGGTAGATGCACCTTGTTCGCCAAAGCGAATCATTTTAATAGTACTACCTATTTTAACCAATACTACATGCGATTTGGTTGGATGATTAGGAGTACGTTTAGGTTTGTTATACCCAGAAAATGTTTCTCCTCTATATTCAATAGACATTACCTTACTCCATTAGCTCGCACTAAACACTTTCTTTATTCTGTACACAAAACCCAACTGTAATTTTACTATTTTCATTTTTTTTTATAGCGTAACCAAGTAACGGGCTAACAACAAGCTCATATTTTAACGATTTTGCTGCATTAATAAGTTCCAGACGACACTCTCTAAGAGTAGGATAAGTAGACACTAATACAGGTGTCTCTTGTCCTTTAGTATTTATTAACACAGTAGCTATAATAATAGACCACATTACATTTACTCAGGATCTGATTCTTCTTCTTCGCTAGGAGCAACGTAAGCTGAGTTTACTGCCCATGTTGTGCCGTCAAATGTGTGCTTGCATCCAACCCAACCAGCAGGAGCTGTTACACCTTCGACTAAGGTACAGTTACTTGTATTCATATCTCCAATAATAAAATTAGGAGTTGTAATAAAGTCTGCACCCATAGTAATAGCTACTGAATTAGCAAACATATACTTGCTGATGTTTGTATCATTCTCGATG